AGCGGAAGTATCCGTCGGGCATCGCGCACAACAGACCTACGTTACATTTGTCCGCCGGTTCTAAAAAGCCCAGCTCGTAGGTGATTACTTGTTGGCCGTGCATGTAGCCGAAGTACGTGGTCAATCCTTTTTCTCTAGCCTTATCCCTCGCTTCGGGTAGTGTCATTCCTGAGACCTCGCTTTAGAACTTCGGGGACTTGGCTGGCCGCTTCTATCGCGGATTGGACATCTAGTCTAAAGTTGGTGTTGATCTGTGCGGCGGCGGAGGCTGCGGCATGTGCGTACATCACTCGCTCATCGCCGGGGGGCAATTGAAGAAGTGCTGCGGCGGCCTTATCAGCGTAAGACTGGAGGGAGTTGAGGATGATCTCCCAAGCCGGAGTAGTTACTACACCTCGTAGTTCCAACCCACGCTGCCACTGGGCAACGTCGTCGTAGTCTGCGTCGTCTAGTGGTGCGCCATTTAGTTGCTCGATATCGTTTAGTAAACCGTTATCATCTGGTTGCATTAGAGTGTCTTTATTCCTGTGTCGCGACAGTGCTGAAGCCACGAAATAAGATTGGTCCCGACGTGTTTTAGTAGCGCACGCTCACAGATGAAGGAATCAAGCCCTTTTTGGACGCGACCTTTTTTGAGGCGAACCCTAATCTCTATCTGATCCACGTCCGGGTCTTCGACTGTGGAGATGGTTGTTAATGTCTCGTGTCCGTCTGTGATCATGCTCATGTTTAGAGTCCTGTTGCAGAAGGCTCGCCCGTTACCGCCAGCGGGGTAGCTTCTTTTTCGAACACTTGTCTGAGTACTTCGTCGGCGGCCTTCGCGGTATTCCTTTGATCCAAAATTCTTTGTTCATTTTCAAACTTCTGCTGCTGGAGTTGAGATTGACCCTGCAACTGTGCCTGCTGTTTAGCCTGCGCTGCGGCCCCAGGATTCATGGCTTGCAGTCTCTGTTGATCTTGCGGAGTCATGTCGACAATGATGTCGTTGCCCGTGGTCCATCCGGACATGCGAAAATACATCCTGGATATCTCTAGGACATCGACCTTCTTATTCTGCAAGGCCAACTGTTCTTGAGTCTGCTGGTTCATCAGGTACTGCGTGAGCAGAGGGAGGCTCTGGGCCATTGTCCGCTTGACTTGCATCTTGGCCCCGGCGAGGATACTGAACTTCACCTTGGCGTTCAACAGGTCTACTAAGTCTCCGCCATCCTTGACGAACTCATGCTGCAACTCATCGTTGAGGATGTACCGCAGTTGAGACAACGGAAGCATCCCGCGATCCATTTCATACATCTCGTAGAGGAACGGAACGAGGACTTGTCCTGCCAACTTCTCAAGGAAGTCCTCAACTCTGTTGCTTGCGCCCGAGGCAAGAATCTGAGCGCCTGCTGAACTCCGGGCCATGTTGGAGTGACCTGACTGGCCCGCGATACCTTGTGAGGAAGCTTCGTTTGCTCCCGATACCTGTTCAGCTCGCGCCTGCGACATAGCCAGAAATTGTTGTGCTTCTGGTACGGCAGGCTGACGATCAAGCGGTTTGAACCCGTCTTTGTCGTCAACTTCAATAATCTTGCCCGGTGCAATTCGTATGCTCTGGGTCGGGATGTTTTTTCCTCGAACGCGGACATACACGCCGTTGAGGTTGAGGGTCGCCTGGTCGAGCGCGATATCCGTAATACCCTTTTGCAATTCCTGTTCGTTGCCAATAGTACGGCCAAGGCCGAGGCCCCAGAACGCTTCCGGTACGTCCCACCAGCCAACCGAGAGGAATGGGATCTTGCCGTAGGGATTCTCGGTGTTGCAGATGGTCAATTTCTTTTGCAGTACAACGATGTAGCTTCCGTTGTCCCAGCGCTCCAAAACCTCTAAGGGTTGTTCGAAGGGATTGACAGTAGTGTCGACGTATCGCGGTTCAGCTTTGGCGTCGTACAGCGGGTTGGTAGCACCCTGCTCTTGTGGTGCGCCTTCTGCTTCTTCGACCGGGGGCAGGAACCAACTGAGTACAGTCTCTTCCGAAGGGATGTCGAAGCCGGGCCGGTCTCGAAGCTTCTCAAGATCGCGGTATGTCATGAACATCCGGTGGATGACATACTTTGCTTTACGAATATCCGGTACGTTCAGGCCGGGATCAACCAATACTTGTCTCAGGTTGACTATGTGCTCAAATGTTGGCCGGTCGATTACTTCCTTGACGATCTCTACATCGAGGTCGTCGTCCATTATCTGGATATCGGGAGTTCCGGGGATCTGCGCGGGCATCGTGACTGCGGGTGCTTTGCGCTTGTAAATCTTCCGGTCTTTGGTGTAAGTCTCCCAGCCCCATTTGAATATCGAGGTGCCGAACAGACATGCGTTAGTGACACCGAGTCGGAGTTCTTCGCGGAAGTTGATATCTTCCAACTGATACGCGAGTACTCCGCCGATAGCCTGGGCTTCCTGGTCGGTCGTTCCGGAGTGCTCCTCGATCATGAACGGAGGATTGTCCGCAAAGAGTCCACCGATGATCTGGGGGACCAGAGAGTTGACTGCGGTCGCTACCGTGAAGAAGCTGATGCTGGCCGCTTCGGTAGTTCCGCCACTCCAGTAGCGTGGGCGGCGGGGGGACTGATACAACTGCCGGGCACTATCCCATCCGAGCACCCAACTTTTTGAAAGTTCGTGGGCTTCTGCGCGTTCACAATCTTGTACCACAAGGCGGAGGGCAGGATCGTCAGCGAATAATCCGGAAGACAACGCCGCCTTCGCCTCTTCGGGGGTGATTGGAAGTGCTGTATCGTGGACCTGAGCCTCGATGATCATTTACTTTGCTTGTCCCGTAAGTTGCCGATACCAGAGAATTCCTGTTGAGTAGATCGGGTTGTGGTACCCGATGGCACCCAGAACCTGAAGTCGAATCACACAGTCGGCTATGCTATGTCCGAGCATGTGCTTCCACGGCATGTTCAAGCGGTTCATGGTCGAATCAAGCCAAGGAGCTTGAGCGCGTACAGCCGCCCTCCGAATCTCTGACTGCCGATCGGCGCGGCCCCTTACTTCTTTATTCAGCCGCCGGGTGCGGTTCTGGATTATGCCTTGAACGCTACTCATTTACTTCTTGGTCTTGTAAACGTCGGGGGAGAGCTGGCCGGATTTCAGATCGAGGGTGTAGGTGCTGGATACTTTGCCCGCAGCGTCACTGGACTCGCCTTTGTTCACCGAGACAGGGAAGTTCTTGCCGTCCACGTCGCGCGGGGACTCCTGGGACTTGGAGAGTTTTACCAACTCGTTCGCGCCGCCCGCCTCGCCAGCTTTGGGAACCGCTACCTTGAAATCTTTACCGCTGACAGAGCCGGGGTCGGCCATCGCGGGACTTAGTTTAATCAAATCGTCAGACATGGGTGCTTTCTTAGTACTTTAATTGGGAATTTAGTGAATTTATCTTTTTGTCCAGAAAATGGACTACCGTGGCCATGTTAATTATCTCGGCCATGTTAATTTATTGTGCGATAGCAGGATTCGAACCTGTGGTCCAGGAGTATGGCGCATGACAGTCGTTCTCCCGAATCTATGTCAACTCAGCCTTGTAGCCTCTCAGCCATATCGCACAAACTTTTAGCTAAACTGAAAATAACTATCGACGTTCGGCTCATCCTCTAGCATGTCTTCCTGCTCTGGGTTGAAGGGGACGGGGGAGGGGCCGTAGCCTACTCTGCCGAACTGGTCAGTACCCTCAGTGTAGATCATGTTCCAGAGAGTGTCTGACCTACTCATCATCTCTTCGTTATTCTCTACAATCGCCTGTGTTGCTCGGGGGGCGTAGCGCGGCTGCATGGAAAGAACGTCGGGGATATCGTCGTGATGGTGGCTTGTGAGACACTTTTCGAACTCTCCGTACAGGACATCCATGCTATTCGGGGCCATGCACGTATTGAGAAAGCGGAGACGATCCTCTTCGAGCCAGGGATACAAACTAGCCATGCGGACTTTCTTGGCATCCTTCTGATTATCCGGAGTTATCCAGTCTATGTGGCTGCACAGTTGGATGATGTGCGCGTCTTTGGTCTTGATTGCCGCCGCCAATATCGTGGGTTCGAGAAACCGGGAACCCGCAGCGTCTTCTACTCCGATAACAAAAGGTCTATATCGTATCGCAAGATCGACGATTGCCTGTGCCAAAGTGTAGTGATTGAACTTGTCGCGGACGATCTGCTGAACGAACCCGACCGAGACCTTTTTTTCTTTGTCCTCGCCCCACATAATTGAACAAGCGGTGGAGTAGTCTCTGCCCTTCTTAGAGCTGAAGGCAAAGTCCCACACCTGTGAAACTGGGCCTTGAACCGGCATCTCAGACCAAGGGCGAGTCTGTTTGAGCAAAGTAATTCGATCAAAAACAATCGAAGAGGTTACTCGGGGGTTCTGGTTCCGCTGGCCTTCGAAACTTTTCTCGTCCTTGGCCAAGTCCTGCATCAGCCAGTTGTAAGACATGATGTGCGGGAGGAGATAACTGCATCCGTCCGCGCCAGCAGTTTGAAAAGTCGCTTGCTTACCTTCAGCTTCCAGTTTCTGGACAACCTCGGGCTTGATCTTGATTGCTACTCCAACAAGAATCTTGACGCCTGTAGTCTCATTCGTCCACAGAGTCCAGTTCTGACCCTCCGTAACTTTGATGTCAGGATCACCCAGATTCTTCTCCAGGATTTTTCCGTAGTGGTCTTCTGGCGAATATCGTGTGCCGACGTAGTCAATGTACACTCCTCCGAGGACAAGCAGTTTCTCGGCAAGGTACAACTTCTTCGAAATCGTTTCGCACTGCTCGGAACTTTCAGAATTCTTGTCCGATACAGCGTCGTCGGCCTTGATGAGTTCGTAGTGCCAACCCGATTTGTTTTTCCCGACCGATCCGGCGAATACCGTGGGTTCTTTTCTTTTTCTTTGTTTGGCCGCCCACACAGGACAGGTAAAGGTGTTTGCCGCACCCAAGTCTTTTTCAGCAACACAAAACTCGGGGAAGAACAATACCATCCAGCTAGGATTGTCCTGCTGAATAACAAAGTGTCCCTTGATCTCCTGGACGAAACCTTCTGCGAGGTCTTCGCTGGCCGTGAGATACAGGATGCGGATCTCTGGAAAGTTCAAGATCCACTGAACCGTGTCGACGTGATCGATGGTCGACTTCATGCCCGAACGGGGCCACAGCAAGAGGCGGGTCTTAAATTTTGACTGATCTACAATCGGGCGGCGGTCGTCTTTTTCGACAAACAGGTCGCAGACGACTTTGTAATGCGCCTCGTCAATTAGGTTATTCTCGACGCCTACACCCGTGAAAGCCGGGTTCGTGATCCAGGTGAAATACCTCGCCAAAAAGAAGAGGTCTTGCTTACACCGGCGGCGCACCTCGCGACCCAGAGGAGAGTTGGGGATTCGGTCCATGCCCAGCTTGGCTTCGTTGATCAAATCCTCGTAGCTTAGTAGGAGATAATCGAAAAGCTCGTTAGACGGTATCCGCCAAGCGTCTTCATACTGGTGGACTAGATTGTCAAAAGTTACAGCCATTCAATTACATTCCCGGAGGTGCGCCAGCCGGGGGACCAGCAGGAGCGGGTGCAGCTTGTGCCGGGGCTGCGCCGGGCTGTGCCATTGCTCCCTGTAGCTGCTGTTGAAGGGAAGCCATGTCGGGGGCGGGACTCATCTCATCCTCGGGGGACTCTTCAGCCGCCGAGTGGTGTTTCATAATGAAGCCGCCACCTTTGGCGTGGTGGATGGAGACGTGGTGGGCCTTCTTGCCCGACTTCTTTTTGCCGCCGCCCATACCTGATTTCGAACGTGTTTCTTTCATGAGATTCCTTTAGAAGAACTTTTATCCAGAAACGCTAGATTGCGTTCGGCCCAGCCGTAAACATCGCGGATATCTCCCCAGAGGAGAGTTTGCGATTGTAGACGCGAATTCTGCCGAGTGCCCCATAGAACGCGCTCTGCCCGTTGAACTGGCTGCCAAGGTAGAGAGGTGAAGCCGTTGCTGTCGATCCGGTGAGCGTGTTGGCATTTATAGTGACAGCTTGCGCAGTTCCATTCACGTAAATGGCCACGCCAGCAGCAGTTTTGCTTCCGTCGTAGGTCATACAGGCCAAGGTCAGCGTGGCAGCCGCCACGAGATTAGTGCTGCCGGTGACGTGAATTACGTTCGTTGACACATTGTTAGCCAAATAGACATCTAGAGCACCGACCGGCGATGCGCCTGTCCCAAATATTCCCATCCGCCAACCGGGGTTACCTGTGGCGGCGGAAAGGTTCGACATGAGCATGGCAAGATTCGAACCGGGAAATGTAAGCGAAGTCAGATTGAACCACGCGCACGAACTAAACGCCTGAGTCCCATCGAATGACGTGCTCGTTGCTGAGGCGGGTATAGCCGTAGAGGTGGTGCCGTTGTAGACCGCAACCGGGACGCCAGCAAAGCCCGTTATCGATGTGGACCAAGCAACGTTGGTCAGTGAGGCCGCATTGGTTGAATCGCTACCAGTATTGGCGAGCGTCGTGCCGCTACCATCCAGGGACTTCCAGTTTTCAAGGAATGGATTAGCCACGACGCTCCCAAAGCACCCTGAAATCGCATTCAGGTTGCACGCGAGAAGATTTGTCCCACCGCTGATACTGGCCGCTCCCGAGGGGGTCTGTTTTTTGTAGAAGATAATTCCAGAGATGAGATTGCTAGGGTCGTTTATGTCTAAACCAGTACCAGGGTCACTTTCCATATCAAACAGTGAGATATTGACTCCCGCGGTAGTTGATCCTGCAATTACGTAGTTCACGCAGGCTTGCGCCCAGATCATCGATGCTGAAATCGAGTTCGCTCCCGTCCCGCCGCCGTTTAGCGTAACGCAGTCATGGTTAGAGCCTAACCAAAGTGTTCCAATTTGCGTGTGCTCTTGTAAGATGGCAGCCTTCGGCATACAGGAGATGACGACTTTATCAATCGTTACCTCGAAGGTGTTAGAGAGGTTTGGGGTTTGCAGGCCAATCCCTCCCGCATTCGAGCCCGGTATACCCGAACATCCTGTTCCGCTGAGGATCATGTCAGCAAGAGACATGGAGCTAATCCAACTGGCGTTGATTAGGTTCAGATTGGGAACAGCATGAGTAGAGATGACATTGGTGTGCTCCATTACCAGCCTTACGGCAGTGAAGCTGCCTGCGCTCTGCCCGCCGATGAAGTTACCCCCAGCGGTGTCTACGGAGGTTTGCAGAATCATCCCCGACAAAGACGATGTAGTTGGAGTCGGCGTTGTCTGTTGGCAGCCGAGAAACCGTATCGTAACGCTCGCTCCTCCCGGCACGAGAGGGATCGTGGGAACCTTCAAAAGCGCGTTTGCACCGCTTGAATCTAGCAACGGCCCATTGACCGGATATACTCCACATCCATAGATTGTCCCTCCGGTGGAAGCTAGATCGGTCATCGCCTGATTGATCGCCGTAGACCAATCGCCAGATATCGCTACATAGGGACTGACGCCTAGACATTTGTCGAGCGTCGTGTTTGCTGTACAGGTGTTCGGGTTCGACGTGGAACTTCCACCGCCTCCGCCTCCGGGTGTAACAGGAATCTGAGCATAGGCCATCCCGGACAAGAGCAGCGCGCCCACAAACACAAATTTTAGTGCGTTGTCCACTACACTCTGTACCAAATAAACAGCCGAGTACCCGTTGCTGTAACACCTGTGACCTTAAAATCGCGCCACTGCAAAAGCTGGGTGGGGTTGTCGTAGAACAAAACAGTATCAGTAGGAGACGCGGCGGGGACCAACATAGGGGCGGTGAGAGGAATACCGCTGTTAGGCTCCGTTATTGTGACCGTGCCTGCGGTTGTTGCGGCAGCCGCGACCAGAGCGATCTTCCACACGCGGATACCGAAGGGCTTGGACTGCATGGTCTGCCCCGCCCCAAAAGAGGCTAGATCCTGATCTACCGTACAAGGGAGCGAGTTCAAAGAATTTGCCATAGTGGTCTGCTTTCAAAAGGTACCCCGGTTCACACGGGGATTGAGGTTCGGGCAGCACCCCTAACCAGATGTATTACGCGCGGTCGATAGAGAACTCAGTGACCGTAACCGTGTTAGCAGCGTTGGCGGTAGCAAACGTAAACGTCGGAAGGAATTTCAAGTCGTTGCCGCTCGTGGTCGTGATAGCCGCCGTCGGGGTTGCGGTGGTGATACCAAGAGTTCCGCCGTTGATTGCGGTAACGACACCGTTGATCAACAGAACGTTACTGTATCCGGTGAGTTTTAGCGAAGTCGAATCCCACATAAACTCAGTCTCAAGTACAAAGCTGGCCGCACCAGTGATACCGGCGACCGAAATTCCGGTAGCAACGCTGGCATCATTAGCGAGAGTTGCTTGTGTGTTAGCCGCAGCAATGGCCGCCGGAACCTGGAACAGAGCAACGGTAAAGAGAGACGAGGCTCCCGTGAACACCTTACCCTCGACGCGAACGGTGAACTTATGTCCGTCTACAGTTCCGTTGCTCGCGATATCAGGAGCGAACCCAGAGTACAGTCCCACGCCGACAGGGAGGACGGGAGAAGGAAGCGTGGAGTACAGACCCTGTGCAGGAACAAGCAGGGCGGTTTGGGTGGTCGTGGTGATAGACTGCGCGGGAAGATTAAGATAACCGGCGCTGGTATTTACGTTAGACATGAGTTTTATTCCTTATTTTGAGGGAAGGTAGTGTTGATTTTTTGACCGTTCCCTCATGTTTCAGGAACACGTCGAAAGAATTGTCGGAGTTGAGAGGCCTGCTCGTGGTACTACCTCTCCAGTATCCAGATTTGATTTTGTCCAGTGCCGAGTACATCTCGTAGCACAGACTGCAAACCGAGGGAAAATTGTTATCGGCCCACAGCGGTAATGGAGCACCTTGACGCGGCACGGTCTGACCGTCTACTACGGAGGTGTTGTAGATCAGTCGGTCGCAGCTAGTACAACGCCAGGAATCGACCATATCTGGATGCGGGGATTCAGAGTAGCCGACCATAACCTACCACAGATAACCAAACGCGCCACAATTTGCCAAACGTTTCATTTCCCGCTGGAATTTATGCCCGTGATAGTCTCCAGGCTCGTTGCGGAGTTTAACGTGTACCATTTCGTGGATCAGAGTAAACATCCATTGTCTGCGTTGCTTCTTAGACCAGCGGGCAAGTTTTATACAGTGGGTAACTTTACCGTTGGTTGCGAACTCTCCGGTGCGAATAGCTTTCTTGGCCTCTGCCTCCGTCTTATAAGCTTTGTGATAGACCGGGCAGTATTCACCGAAGCTATCCATGTCCGCCCACACGATCTTGCACTTAGGCAGGGAGTTCCGGAAGTATCGGCTATTGTAAAGGTGGAACATCTCCTCGGGCTTCGTCACGGCTACCCCAAAATGTCTAGGTGGGAGTGGTATGTCAGTAGAACCTGCTGGGCCTTCTGTTGGTTGGTCGACCAGATCGGGCATTCAGCGGCGATGTACTCTTCGGGGGTTTTTGCTTCTAGTGCCTTGGCGTACCGGAGAGATCCATCTTTCAGCCGATTGGTAGTGATGATCTTCCACTGCTCAGCGAAACACGCTTCTGGGGAAGGGAAGACCGCCCATAAATCGTTCTGCGGTCCGGTCCAGCTACCGTCAGGATTTTGCTCAGTGCCTTTAGCTCCTACTACCGAGCCTTTCCAGCCGTGATACGCCTTAATACCCAGTTCGTTGTTCGAGCCTGCCGGAACATGAGCACCCCATCCGGTTTCGTTCGCGGCTTCAGCGGCTGCCGGGCCAGGCTGGGGATGGTTGGCCGACTTAGCGGCTAGATACATTGTCCGCAAGTAGTTAAGTTGTTGAGGAGTCGGCATTATTTCGGTGCGAACTTCCCGGTCTCATCCCGCTTCGGCGCAGCCAGTTTCAACTCGCGGTTCTCGTAGGCAAGGTAGACAATGAGTGCGAACTCGGCGAGGATGAGGATCGGTTCCATATTCCCTTTACTCGACTACCAACTGAATCGTGCGGACATCTTGATCCGGAACGGCTAAGGCCAGAGTGTTTGCGGTCTTGAAGAACTTGACGAAGCGGTCTTCCCACCTGATGTCGATAGCTTCTACCGTAATTGGTCCAGAAGCCAGATCCAGTTTGTACTTCGATGTCTGGGGCTGTATTAGAAAGGCCCCGAGACCGCTATAAGTCTTGTCCGTGCTTGTGTGTCCGTAGTTGTAATACTCTTTGGGGTAAACGCTTGGATCGTCGTACGTGGCCATATCAGGCTCCTTCTACTTTGCTTTGCCCTTAACTTTGTTGAGCGAGGGATTTTTCTTGCGTGCGGCGGAACTGGCCCCGCGAGTTGCTGACGCCAGGATCGCTCCGGCTGACTTTGGAGATACCCCTTCAGATTTGGCGATCTTCGCCTGGTTTGCTTTGAAGCCTTTTACCTTTGCCATGATTCGCTCCTTAGAATCCGTACTCTGCTGCCTCTTTGTCGTTCCAGAACTTAGCCACTTGTTTGAGCCAAACTATAAAATCGTTATAGCTTCGAGTTTCCTTGGCCCAGTTTGCGTGCTGAGAGCACGGTAGACAGTTATCGATTGTGTAGCCTTTCGAGTTGTCTTTTCGGTCGACGCCGTTCCAGAAGAAGTCTCCAAGTTGAGTCTTAATCTTTTTCAAAGGAAGAAGTCCAGTGTAATGGCATGGCTGAGTGATGAGATTGAAGAACTGGTCTTCGGTTAGCTCGAAAGGCTTACCGCGTTTCTCTGCATCCTTGATGTACTGATCGTAAACTTTTTTGGCAGCGTGCTTGTGGTCTCGCTTAAGTTGATTGAAAACAACGCAACCGCAATTGTTGGGACCGGGCTTCGATGTTATTTCGCCGCCACACTCGCATCTCCAAACGAAAGTAGTACTGGTAACTCTTTTAACAGGTGTAAGTTTTCCGCGCCCCTGCGGTAGCTTATTGGCCTTGCACGTCTTACAGCCGGGGTATTGAGCCAGCAGTAATTGACTCGACTGAAGGGCAATCTGCTTCCCGCATTCACACCTGCAATTCCAGGATCGGGAGTTTTTCCAGCGCGGGGAGGCGCTTATGGCGCGGTCCAAAACTGTGTACGTACCAAACACTCGCCCCGTTAAATCTTCGCCAGAGAAGTTGGTACCGTAGCTATTGCACTGTCCGCAGCTCTTAGTCTTTGCCGATGTTAGCTGGCCGCCGATTTGTTTGGATTCTTGTCCGCAGTCGCACACGCAGATCCAAGTTGAAAGGGACTTACGACCGGTTCCGTCGGAGCGGGGGCCAAAATCTTCATATCCAGCAAAACTCAAAACGACCAGCTTGCCGAACCGTTGGTTCAGAATATCTTTTGGATTGCGAGGCATGATTTTATTGTAATCAATTACCGCGAATAAGTCAATTCACAACACTTTGGCCTAGCGAGTTATCTGGAGTGTCCAGAAACTGGATTATGTTTTCTCCGTCCAGTTGTTGTCCAGAAATTTTAAAATATTTTCTTTTCAAAGAGGGGTCGAGTTGCGTGGCGATTAAGGTGAAGTTGCTGATAACAAAGGGGTTAGGGCCGGGTATCGACCAAAGCCTCTTACCTCCCCTAGACGGGCCAGGCAG